GGGGGAGGGCAGCTAAAGAAAAACTAAATACTAAGAAAATCCTTGGCAAGTAAAAATACCCAGAAGGCTCCGCCCCAGAAGGGGGCGGAGGACCGCTATGTATAGTATTAATATATCAAGTGCAAGATCGCATACAACTCATTTCTGAGTATTACGTATAAACGATCCTACAATTCTTGATGTTTCATACAACATAGTTCAAACATAACAAAATGTTATGAATTGAACCTTCTGGGGCAAAAACCTTGCAAAGGAAAAATTTACAAACTAGGATTAACTGTAGCATCTAGCTACGGGGGAGGGCATTAGCCGTGACGACCCCCTATTACACGAATAGTTAAAACTAATTGTTCTTAGGAACACATGGTCTTCTTCATCATGTGTTCGAACAGTACTCTAAAACTAAACTGTTTGCCCTTTCTTAATTCGTCTCAATACGTAGTGATGATAAGCCAATCGGCATATCAAACACTTTAACGTGTGAGCACAAGTTACCTAAATCCTTAAAAGTCACATTCTCTATAGTCAAAACACTATTTGGTTTATAAAGTTTGCCACTTAAAGGATTGGTAGCTCCTACAGGCTGAAAGCATGGATTAGGACTCGCATCACTATTGTCTAATATTGGAACTTTTGGGGCATCCGCAGGTGTTTTCGGCACCCATGTCATTTTAAACATGGAAACGTCCATCACAGGCGGAACTCCCAAAAACATATGAAAAGACATATCATCACCAGCTGCTACGGCTAAATGCACGTTAATTACACTCTCTTGAGAGTTAAAACCAATTGCAGCCGTAACCTGGGGTTGTGTAAACAACTTACCAGCCGTTTCTTGTGGATACGGAACAGTTATGATAGTTGGTGAATAATAAGGAATTTGAAATTCTGCAAATTTCTTAGAGTCTGACTGTTCATATTGATTAGGTGTTATAAAATTATCGGTGGGATTACCTATAGCGTAATAACCCACCCATGGTCTATATCCTAATTGACACCCTGTAAGCTTTACGCTTTGGGGAGAATACACCTTTAACCGAAGTGAACCTCGGAAAAAGGCATACATCCCCGCCACGTAGCTCAAGGGTGAAGGTTGGAATTCTAACTTAAAGAAATACTTAGGTGAATAACCATCCTTAGCTATCCCCGACCACGACTGTAAAGCCGGTGGTCGGACATAGCTCACTGCATCCCGAAAGATACAGTTATCAGGATCCAATCCTTGAATAATCTCTACGAAAGCAAACCTACGTGTAATGGCTTGGAAGTCCTCAAAAACTTCACCAGCACATTGCATTTCGGGTGACTCTCGTTCGATATCAGACTGGATACCTGAAATTGAAGATGGTATCTTACCCATCACAGCGGTTGATCTCGTCTCAAAAGTACCCGGAAATGCATAAACATTTCCTGACTGTTGTTTCGGAACCACTCGCTGAGATTCAGTAAGTCGTGATTCAAAGCGTATGGGAAACCATGGCGACTTTACAGGAGCTTGCAACCTATAATCACTTCCCGCTCTCAATTCCACTAAACATTCAATGTTATTGGGAGCGATAGATGACGAAGTTACAAGTTTAGTCAAAGCTCTTACGACTATCTTACCTGTTGAAAAGGAATTAAAATCATCTTGATCAAAAATTCCCTTATCATGATTAAAAATCTTCCATGGTGTAGGTGATATATATGGAATAGCTACTGAAATTTCACTATTGTCTCTTAAATCTACTACTAACCTATACACATAATCCATTCTCTTAGAATCTACATTCTCAACAAAAGGATGAAAAGAAATTTCGACTCTTCCAGAATGGAAATGCGTTTTTACAAATCTAAATGTATAAACTAATGAACCAGTCCAATATGCAAAGACAGAGGAGATATAATTAAGAATTGTTGGAATCTTAACACTCTGAGGAGGTGGAACCTCATAATCAGAGCTTATTACTGGTGAAACTACTACGTCTACAGGCGCTAACGCACCTGGTTTAACATAGGCTTCCCAGAGTTTGTCTCCATAATTATTTGCTTTTCCAAAGCAAAACTGTCCAACATATTGTGGAATGGTTTTTAAAAATTCTAAACTAGTTTCGGAGAGGGTAGTTCCACCCAATCCTGGATAAGCATCAATTGCATTCATAGACATCAATGATAAAACATGAGAATGATCATTTCCGTCTATGTTTCCAAAATATTGCGTAGGTCGAAGAACCACTGTGTTTCCACTATGGTTCAAAACTGGTTTTGAAAATCCAAACAAGCCTCCTAAAAGGCCTGTTATCGGTGAAAGAATTGAACCGGCAGCTGATGCCAATCCACCAAATATATCAGTCACAGGTTTTACAAATGGTATGGTTTCCCCTACCTTTGACCAACCTGTGGCAGCACCACCTGAAATGGCGCCTATATTTATACCGGTGGACTCAGCCGCACGAGTCTCTTTCACCTCCGCTGGAGTTATTTCTTTAGGAGCTCCCTTCTTTACTCTGCCAGATTGTTGTTTGGCAGGTGCTATAACTCCAGACGTTGGAGCTCCTAGCTCGATATCCTCAAAATGGGCCCAGAGTAAACATTCTAGTTCATTAACCTCCACTTGATTAAGTGGAGAATAAACCATTACGTAAACTCTAGCCCAAGGATATCGCCCATTTATTAAATCAAAAGAATTAAACGGTGATATGAACGGAATACGAAGTTCCACCTCAGTCTGTTGAGCTATATCAAGTTGTACACAATGTAATGCTTGCGCATTTGTAACACAACCCGATAACCAACTCTCTCTAGGTGTTGTTAGAGTAGGCATTGGAACTGCATAAAGTAAAAGTCTGCCACATTGAAATGGCATAGCATTTACCTGTAATTTATACACTGCAGTTGCTCGAAATGAAGTAAAACCATCCAATTTCGCTCGATACATGGTCGTCAACAATGAATCAGGTACTGTTGTTCGAGAGAGAATATTATTCCTTTCTCCAGTATAGTTAAACTGATCAACTATTTGGGGACGTCGTAAATATGATATTACATCATGATTTCGTGCGTCCGTAAATTGATCATTAACCTTGGAAGAAACTGTAGTTTCTCCCGGAGTTGGTTCAACTATACCAGCATCATCATTACTAAAATTCGTTACTTCCTGTCTCTCTTCGAAACTATTAGTAATTTCTGGTGCTATCTCCGCAGATTGACTCTGCTTCTCATCACTATTTCCTTGTTTACTTGCAAGTCAATTTCTTTCGCTATCAGTCGACTTAAACTTTCAAGCGGCACTCTGCTTTCCTGGATAATATGGGGCTGCCACGGGACATCCTGGAAGGTAAGACTAAATAGCCCATCCCGTCCGGCGAGTAGCAATACTTTCTAATTATTTTACAGAGAATTTTCCTTAGAAAGCAAGATCACACTCACCGCGTAGGACAATATCTCTCACTTCCATCTGACGACAAAAGAGAGTTCTATGTCCTAACTCCAACAACTCTCGTTCCAGAACCGGAAACCATTGTCGCCAAATATCTTCCTTATGAAGTGCAAGCTCTTTACAAGCCCACTCCAAATTTTCGATAGTTTGCAACTCTGGATCCGGACACCTATGCATCCACATAGGTGTTTCTAGAACCGTCTCCAAGGCAAGAGGAGCTAACCATCTTGCCTTTTCTTCATCTCTATAAAAGGATCTTTTGAGGTAAGAAACCTCATAAATACTTCTATAGGGCCGGGTCGCAACTGCTTCCTTATCTTCCATAGTATAGGATAAACCTATTTTCTGGAATAAATCAGGAATTGTCAGTTGATTAAAAATTTCAATCCGGTTCGCAGGAATAGACACAATATGGTCATCTCCATAAGCAACTATGCCGCATTCATTCCAAAAGGAACGAGCAAATATATAAGATATTTCATCAAATGCAATTTGCCAAATGCAGCCAAATACTATATTTACAAATATAGAATTAATAATTGCCGTAAGATAATGGCCAGATGGTAATGAATGTGTCCATTGATAAACTTCTTTTCCACAAATATGGAAAGAATTTATCAAGCTAACCAAAAGGACTCGCATAATGCGAACTTCTTCTGATCCAGCTCCTAGGTGTCTAGCAGACAACTGTACTAACACCTCTCCTGCTGCTTCTAGGAGTTTTTGATATTGACTTGCGTCAAAACCTTCAAAATCTCCTGCTACCATCTTCTTACTCTTCCTGTGAAGAGACTTTACAATCTCTTCCCAGTCATTCGAATAGGGATTTGTTCCTACCGAAACATGGCTCCAGTTCCTATTCTTCTGGAGCAACGCAACCACACCATTAAAATACATCTTGCAGGCTACTAGATAATCTAGCGGACCTGCTGAAAATAATCGTGTTTTATGCGCTTTATGAATCGGTTTTCGTTCATCCTTTAGAGTATCAACAAAATAATGATCTAAAACATTGCCTAATTTTGCTTCGGCAATAATTTCATTCACTCTATTCCTCAATAATTGACATTGAGGAGAGCTAAGGTCATATTCATCAGATTCTCCAAAGAAAGCTTTTCTTGTAGACGTGCTCTTCTTTGTTATAAAAGGAAATCCTGGTGAGGTATTACGCTTTATTGCATTCACGTAAATCTCTCCATGAATTCCTATAACAGCTTCCTCAAAAGTATACACAGGTTTTATAACCTCTGCATTCCATGAGGACTGTCCTATAACAGTTGAGCACTCATCCAAGAATGCATCGGCCGCATTATTGACAATATCACTTTGAATGGCTTGCGTAATATTGCCTAAACGACTTAACCGATACTTTCTTGGGTCAAACGTCGTCGTCGGACGAAGCTGACAAGGCTTCGTTACCGGTTCCTTTATTTTCCCATGACATAGAGAAGGAACTATTTGTGTTTTTGTCGGTTGGAAAACTGGATTATCTAAAGCACCATGCCTCAGAAATTCAGCTTCCTTCGGAACTTGTCCTTGTTCCTTTGGAAACTCCTGTAGAGTCAATCTAATCTTTTGTCCCATAATTGCTGCTTCTGGAAACTTATTAAGGATTCTAACTACATCATCTCTATAAAGAGGTGTTGCATAACCCTCACCAGTTCCATCCACACCTGCAATATGAAGACCTAAGATCTTTCCTGGACTTATTTTGCTATTTCTAGCAATAACAGGAGCTCCACACTCAGTTGCCTGAGTGTCCATCTCATAGCGCCATGCATCTCGCACATAGCGCAACACTTCCTTCTCTTCACTTCCAACTGGCAACTCAACAACTCTTGCCAAAACTGAATTTCCTTTCCTAAATCGATAAACCAGGATCGGAATTTCAGAATCTTTATAGTTGTTTGCTACCACCACCGGAAGTACAACCTCCGTTGCTCGAACCCTAGACACATTATCTCTATCTGCTACGATAGAGGTTATGTCAGGGTGGATGATAGATGAAGAAACTAGAACCGCCATAAGATCTCTCGTTACAGGCGGTTCAAATTCCTCTGATGGTGAATCTATCATTTCTACCTTTTCTAAGAGTTCGCTCACAAATATCTCAAATGATTGCCTAAGCAACGCACTTTTAAATACTATGCGAGCGTCCGGATCATTTCTTAAAGACTGTTTAAATGCGTACACAAAATGTCGCGGCATCAAAGCAACTTTTCCTTTTAAAAAGATGCAATGACCAATTGCCGCATTTTGTGTACTTTCATACATTTTATACAAATTTCTATTAATAATAGAATTAAGTACTTCTGTAGCATTTAAGTCTTTAATTCCTTGTGACACAGGCATACCTGTCACTGGATCATACTCTATACATTCTGCTTTCGCACCTTTTATTTGCGCAGGAGTATAAGCTTCCGCTTTAGCTCCTCTTATAATAGCAGGTGTATATGCCTCCGCTTTAACTGTTGTCAAAGTAGGAAGAGTATAACTTTCTCCTACCACATCTTGTCGCGTACGCAAAGCATTACGCCACAATTGTGGTTTGTCTGTCGTCTTACTTAACTTAGAACTAATTATAGAAGATACTGACATAAACATTTTAAGAAATACCAATGCGCCAGCTATAAATGACACAACCATAAAAGTCTTATACAAATATGGATGTGCTTCTTTAAA